CGTATTTGCCAAAACTGCCACGGAGTTGGCCAACCGCATTGTCTGTAAATGTTTTCCAGAATAACAATGTCAAATGCTGGGCCTTGGCACCAGATGTTTTCGACTCCCACGGTAAACTTGTTTAGCTGACGGTACATCGACTCTAGGCTAACACGGTTACCCTCGCCTAATGCTTCCTCTCGGACGTCTTCTGCTTGGTTTGACCACCAGGCAAGTGTATCTTCTTGCACTTCCCGACCCAGCGATAGCTGTTCGTCTACGTCAATGCGTAGGTACAAACTGTCGCCAAACGTATCGGGAGTAAAGGGATCAAACTTAACAGCACCCAAAGTGAGAATAGCACAGTCCGGGCGTGTTCCTAAACTTTCTAAGTCGAGCATTATATCCATATGACTATTATATACTATGTTTATTAATTTTGCAATACCAATTTAGTCATTTTATCAATGGCTGTTTGGGTTTCTTTATTTGGATAAAAATCAGGCGGCGTAACTTTATCCAGGTAAATTAATATCATGTTTTTTAAATGCTTGTTCCAACGGAACTGTTGGTGAAACAAAATTATTAATATCAGTTTGAAATAAACCCGGCTGTAAGTTTATATTAATCGATTTAGAAAGAATTCTATGATTGTCGGCGGTAAAATGCCCAGGACGTATATCCTGGTATTCTCGGTAGATGTCAACTATACTTCTATTAGGAAAATAGTGCTGTGCTTCTTTAGTGGAAACAGCATATAAATTAAAAATTTTATGTAAGTTAAAATCCGTTGTAGTAGGATTTGGAAAACAGGGTACTACTAGAATATTTTTATGTTTTGTGGTAATATGAGATACTATAGATTGCCCAACAAAATTTTCGTCACGGTCATCATGCATATACTTTAAATAGTCACAATAAACATTAAACTTTTTTTCAATGGTTGCATCGTCAGTAATGACAACGCCATTTGAACTTGAAAAATGATAATTTTTTTTGTTTATAAAACTATAACAACTATATCGTCCTGGTACTGTTAGTGCCCAAATCACTAAATCGTATCGAGGAGCATATTGATCTATTAGTTTAGCACTGAACAATATACTGGAACTACTTTCTCCAAAGCAATCAACTTCGTGTCCGTACTCTGTTTTTAAATGATTATACCAGGTTATTGGATTAGACAGATGTTCTTTTTCAACAAAACTGTCTCCAAATATTCCTAATTTCATTTTACTTTAAGTAGTTTCATTGACTCAGCTTCGACTACACGGCTACGCAAGCCTGAACTGGAGAATGAGTGATCACGTCGGTTAAAGATTGCTTCAATACCACGCATAAATCCTTCACGCTTGCCTGTGTACTCACTTGCTTCATATTCGACACCAAGTACACGAACATCAATAGGAAGAATCAGTAGCAAGTCTACGAGGTCTTGTTCTGTTTGATAAACTACCACTTCGTCTACATAACGACAAGCGGCGAGTTGAATTTGTCTCTCTACAATACTCTGCACAGGTTTGTTTTTAGTATCAGGGCGATCAATAGTTGGATCTGTTTGTAGGCCAGCAATTAAGTAATCACAATGATTTTTTGCTTCGGCTAACATAGCAATATGCCCTGCGTGTAGCATATCAAATGTGGAGAAGGTAATGCCAATACGCTTACCATCGTCTTTGAGTTTACGAATGTGATTGAATATCATTGGTCTTGTTCAATTTTTACTTGTAATGGAAATCCGTTGTTACGTGCTAACATAGTAACTTCGATACCTTTTTGTTCAGCAAGCTCATACGGCAATACCGCTACTACCGCTGAACCTTCTTCGTGTACCTTCATAGTTAATGCTTCTGCGGCACCTTCATCATAGTGGAATATAACTTTAAGTGTTTCAACAACGAACTCTTGTGTAGTTGTTTCATCATTGATGTAGATAACACGATATTGTGGCGGCTCAGGAATATTGAGTTTAGGTTCAATGCGAGGACGCACAATGGATTGTGTTTTTGTTTTTGACATTAGTTTTTCGCTCATAATAAAAATAAAGGGAAGTTAATACTTCCCCTTATTATACAGCCTTAAGACTTATTTTGCAAATGTAATGGCAATCTTTTTAGGCTTATCTTCTTCTGGAACAATCTGCTCCAATGCAATAGCCAAGATACCATTTTTAACAGTTGCGCCACGAACTTCAATATGCTCGGCTAATGGGAAAGTGCGTGTGAAGTTACGAGCACTAATACCTTTGTGCAAGTACTCAACTTCTTCACGTTTAGCCTGTTCACCTTTTACACTTAGAACATTTTCCTTAAGTTCAACATCGATTTCGTCTTCAGCAAATCCCGCAACGGCTACTTCGATAACATAGTGAGTGTCATCTAGTTTAACTACGTTGTGTGGGGGATAGTTATCTGATTTGCTGTTGGCAAAGTTACGATTTAGCTGTTCGAATAAACTATCAAAGCCAATGGCTTGGCGATGAATTTGGTTTACGAATGTAGGTAAATCAAGGGTGTGGATTTGTAATTGTGTCATTTTATATCTCCTATTAAGCAAAATATGACTATAGTTGTAGACCCGACTGTCGGCATCTACAAATATATTTATACACGAAAAATCGCGATTAGTAAAGTTTCTTCGGAAGGGACTCGGAAGCTAATTTTTTACGCCAACGGTTCTTAGCCGCCGCTTTAGCTTTTTTTCTAGCGGTCGTAGGTTTTTCGTAGGTTTCGCGTTCTTTAAGCTCACGAAGCAGGCCTGATTCCAGGACTTTCTTCTTGAATTTACGTAGAGCTTTTTCTACCGGTTCACCGTCACGTAATGTAACTGTGTTACCTCTACAAACTACGCCGGAGCCTTTTTGATAATAAGCCATAAGTTTATTTAGTTGAATTATGTTGGGTTATAAAATTAACCATTCTTTTCCAAAAATTGTCGAATTTGTTCACGTTCTATATCTGTAAGTGTGTCTGGATCATACCGTCCAGCTTCTATTTCTGTAATTAAATGCTTGATATACTCATCTTCATAAGCATACACGTCTGTTTGAGTTTTGTCAACCTCTATCCACTTCTTACCATTGAATTTGAACAAACGATTTGGAAGGAAGTCTACTCTTAGATAAACGTCGCCTTTTTCTGGACTAATCGGAAACTCACTACCAAAACCCGAACTAGATGGACGACCTAATGCAGGTGCGTTGTCAGCTTCTACCAGATGAGTATGCATAACTCCTCTGTTAAGTCCTGGGGCAGCTTCTGGATTTGTTGGACGTGGGGCAGGTGCCTCTATTACCGGTTCAAACTCTAATGGTGGTTCAACATAATCACCGGGACGTTCATCCATTGCTAATGGGTTAGGTTCTAACGCTGGTTCTTCTTTAACTTCTTCTTTTGGTCGACTAAAAATACTAGACATCGGAAAACTAAATCCAGCGAATCTATTTTTCTTTTCCACTACTGGTAATTCTTCTTCGTGTTCGGGATCAGGTGTGTGACCTTCTGAATAGTCTGTTAAATCAGGTTCTACTCGAGCCTCTTCTAACATTGCGTTTACGTCGTCGATATTGACATATTCATCCTTTGGCTCGGGTGTATTAAATGCTGTACCTGTTTGCACCCAAGTACCATCGGGTAACTTAACACCTTCAAAGTCGGGTGTGTCGTCCTTGTATATCTTACGCTTAATCTTTTCTGTGAACTGTGTAAAGACGTTTGGTTTAGGTTCTTCAGTTACTGATTCTTCAGCTTCTTCAACTTTAGGCTTAACTCCACGCAACCATCCAAAAGTCATTTGACTTGCTAACAACATAATAACTGCTAGTGGATCAAATACAATAACAATCATAATAATGATCCAAGTTACTGCTTTTTCTAACATAGTAGCATCTGGTGCTGTACCGTAGATAAATGCCGCGATATATTTGATAGGACCCACTTCGGCTTCTACTTTACGATTCTCTGCACGTATGGGTGCGGCTTCTTCATTGACTGCGGTAATAATTTTTTGATTAGCTTCAATGTCTTTAGCCAAACTAGCACGATCACGTTTTTGGCTGTTGCGGATAGCATTGGCTTTGTCTGCGCCCTTTTCATCCTGACTGCGACTCATTACCTGGTCAACTGCTTCATCCATCTGTCGTAGTTGCTTACGGTCAGCTTCGATATTATCTCGTGCTGTCTTAATCTTTTCATCGTAGATAGCAAGTTTGGCACCTACATCGCCCGATACTAAGTTTTGATCGTT